GTCGAGCGCCTTCTCCAGCTCTGCGATGTTGCAGGCGTCCAGCTGGGCGTCATGCACCTCCATGCCCGTGTTCATGGCCATCAGCTCTGGCCCGGTGAACAGGAACTTGCCCTTTTCAATGCCCCGGCGTGACATGGCCACAATGGCGTCCTGGGCTGAGCGGATCTCCACGCAATACTGCAGGCCCAGCTCGGGGTTGACCCGGTAGAGCGCCTCGGCCACGTTCATGCACGCGATCAGGACGTCAATGCTGTCCCTGCTGCCACGGCCCTGAGCCATGTCCAGCAGCGCTGCGTGGTTCTTGATGCGCAGATTGGTGATGTGTTCGTTCTCGCGCATGGGCTGCATGCCCTGCTTGAGCCAGGCCATGTTATCCAGCCGCACGCCCTTAGGCTTGTACTTGCTGCGCTTTCTCATGCCTGCCCCCTTGCTGGACAGTTGCGTCCTTGGTCACAGTCGTTGTTGCATGGTGGGCATGATCTGGCTCGGATGGCGGCGGCAATTCGCTTCGGCGCGTCAGTCATGCACGGTTCCCATTCAGCCACCTTTGCACACGCCTCACGCTCGGCTGCTGCGATGCTGCGCTCGTATTCAGTCCAATGCTCTTGCGTCCACGTCCTGTTTCGCTCATCAGCACGAACAAGGGCTTCAAAGGCTTTGAGATTGTTAAGAACCATTTCGGGATGAATAATTCCAGCCTCTCGGGCCATGTCTATCGTGTCTCTCATGTGTTCCCCCTTGCTCGGATGGCGGCTTTAAGGTCGGTGTTGTTCTTGGCGTAGGCGTCTACCAGATCAAGCAACGCCTCGCGTTCTGCCTTGCGCTCCTCCTCCAGCCGCCCTGCAAATGACTGTGCGATCCAATCAAAGAATACCTTGGCGCTTTCCTCTGCGTCACCAGTGAACACCAGCGCAGAGCCGTTGAAGTCCAGCTTGCCGATCTCTTGGCCGTTGTTGTGGAAGCTGATGTTGTAGTTGGGCCTGGTGTTTCCAACGGACAGAATTTTGTCTGGCACTGCGGCCTGAGTCCAATTTATGTCTTGCTTATCCATTGTTCTTCTCCTTGTTCGGCCACTCTGCCCAGAACAGCGGCTTGCCAACCAGATGCTCCTTCTCCATCACCATCGTGACAAACTCAAGAGGTGATACCTGCACAGGTGCTGGCTGCGGGTTAATGTCACCAGTTGCCATGTACCGATCAAGCTGTTCTTTTGTTACGTCACCAAATTGCCGGAGGTGATAGACAGGCTCCTCAGGTGCTGCGGGTGGGGCAAGGTAGTACGGAGTAGGATGGCCGACTTCATCTCCACACACATCTTCGTGTCGGAAAAATCCAGAAGGCTCCTGCACAGGTGCTGAACGGGCTTGCTTGATGGCGGTGATGGCGGGGTTTGCGATAACTGCTGCTTCATCGCCAAACAACCATAATTGGCCCAACGCCTCCAGCGCCAAGTCCAATGCTTCGTCTTTGTTCATGGCTTGCCCTTTGTCTTTTCTTCCTTGCGGTTGCGTTTGAGCCAGCAGCTGGCGCAGTACCACCGCCCCACACTCATCTGCACGCCGCCCTCTGGTGGCTGCTTGGTCTCGCACTTGTCGCAGAACTTCATCTGGTGCGAATTGCTGGGTGTTCCGTTCAAACTCAAACTTCTCATTTCAAAACCTCATGCACATAAACCTCGACTCTCGGGTCGAAGCTGTATTTTTTCTCGGCCACCAGCTTGATGACCTGCTTGTCGTCCAGGTAGATGACGCCATTAAGCGCGTCCAGCACGGCCTTGGCTACGTTGTCCAGGTCAGGCTTGCCGGGTATCAGCTCGCCTGCCAGAGCCTGCTGCTGCTTGCGCTTTGACCAGCTCACCGGGATCGGGTGGTGAGCCACCACGCGCAGGCTCATGGGCGTGGCCATCACTGGCCACTCGCCACGCGCTGCCGTTGCCAGCCTGGCGATCTGGGACTCATACGCCAGGGTCGGCGCAGGCGTGTACATGCGCACAAAGCCACCCCGGCTGCTTGCCCTGGGCCTGCCCTTGCCATACGGTGCGCCAGGCACCACGAAGTAAATGGCCGCGCTCACAGCTGGCCAGCCTCGCGCAAAGCCTGCACAAAGCTCTCAATCTCTGGGCAAGGGATGTCACGCCAGCAGGCACCGTCACCCGTCAGGAACAGCGCCTCGGTCAGAACGTCCTCTGGGATGGGCTGGCCGTCCTTGGCCATGTCCAGCAGTCTGGTGGCTTCGGCGTGGTTCATTTGAATAGCCCCGCGAATGGGCTGGACAGCACGCGCCAGACTTCGCCGCGCTTAATGCGGTTGACCCAGCTCTTGCTCACGCCGTAGCGCTCGGCCAAGACCTGGCCGGTTTCGTCGCTCAAGCGGATCTCTTGGGCCTTGGCCTCCGACAGCTTGGCCAGGCCGGTGTTGACCCTGAAGCTGCGCAGCTTGTTGGCAGTCACATCGCTGACCCTGCGCTTCTTGGCCATGGCCCGCATGTGGGCCTCTTGGCCGCGCCAGAGCGTGTGGTCAGGGTTCACGCACAGCGGGTTGCCGCATGTGTTGCTGTAGTGGCCATGGGGCTGTGGCCTGCCGGTCTCCAGCTCGCGCAGCAGCTTGCGCACGCTGACCATGCGCTTGCCGCCGTCTTTGTAGCTGGCCACTTGGGGCGTGTTGTTCTGCAGATAACCCTGCCACAGCCAGCAGTCGCCCTCTTCGATGGTGCGGGCCTTCAGGCTGTCCAGGGTTGGTTCCGTGCGGGCCTTGCTCATTGCTTGACCCCCATCAGGAACTTCTGCAGGCGAGGGTTCAGCTCGCCATACTTGGTTTGCAGCTGGTCGCGCACGCACTGATCAATGATCGAGCTGACGCTGCGGCGCTGGTCTTCAGCGGCCTTGGTGAGCAGCTCACGGCTGTCCTTGTGTAACCGCACAAGGAACGGTATGCGTTTGGTTTCCATGCCCAGAAGTATATCTTGGCGATAGCGGGTGCAACAGGGTGCATTGCAGATTTATTGGTTTATTAGGGTAAGCACCTAGAAAATAATTTGTTTGGGTACTTGTTGACCGATATCGGTTCTGTGTTAAGATCACTCCATCGCAACCGAGCAGATGACGCTCACAAGGAGAAGACGATGACAAGCACACACAAGATCACCCGCCTCGGCGCTGGCCTCTATTACTTCACTGGCCACATCGCTGGTCGCTTGGTTCAGTATTCAATCGTGAAAAGCCAAGCTGAGTGGGCGGTGACCTGCGTTTACGGTCAAGGCCCAGCCTTCTACACAGGCTTCTCAACAAAGCAGGCCGCAGTCAGCGCCCTTGCTGCAGCCTGATCGGTGGCCGACATGAACCACACCCGCAACCTGCAGACCATTGAGTGGAACCTCGAGCGTGCCCAGGCACGCGCCTTGGCCGAACCCACCGACTGGAATGTGTCCAGAGCCTTCGCCCTGGTGCAGGCCAAGAATGATTATCAGCGCTTCATGGCTGGCGAGATCCAGCGCCATGAGATGTGCTGGACTGCCAAAGAGCTGACCATGACCATGCCCGAGTGGGGCACTCGCGGAACATAAGGGGATCACCATGAAATTCGTTGCTTACTATCGCGTTTCCACAGACCGCCAAGGCATGTCCGGCTTGGGTCTGGACGCCCAGCGTGCAGCTGTGGCCAAGCACATCGGCCAGGCCGAGCTGGTGGCCGAGTTCACCGAGGTGGAGTCTGGCCGCAAGAATGACCGCGAGCAGCTGGCTCACGCCCTGAGCCTGGCCAAGCGTACAAAGGCTACATTGGTGATCGCCAAGCTGGACCGTCTGGCCCGTAATGTCCACTTCATCAGTGGCCTGCTGGAGTCGGGCGTGCCCTTTGTATGTGCTGACATGCCCGAGGCTGACCGCACTTTCTTGCAGATGATGGCCGTGTTCGCCGAACTGGAGGCACGCAAGATCAGCGAGCGGACCAAGGCAGCGCTGGCACAGATCAAGGCACAGGGCCGAAAGCTGGGCTGCCCGACACCCGAGCTGGGCAGCGCCGCTGGCATTGCCAAACTGCAGGCCAAGGCCGACCGATACGCCGAGCGCGTCGGGCCCGTTGTCCGCGAGATCATGGCCAAGACTGGTGCCAAGACCCTGCGCGACATCGCCGATGTGCTGCAGGCCCGTGGCATTGAGACACCTCGCGGTGGCTGTGTCTGGCATCCCAGCCAGGTCAGCAACCTGCTCAAACGGATCTGATCATGGACTGGCTGCTTGTCTTCGTCGTGCTCTGTGTGGTTGGCCAGCTGTGCCTTCCACTGATCGGCCACCTGCGCATGCGCAAGGCCGAGCGCAACGCAGCCAAGCGCCAGCAACTCATTGCCCAAGCTGCCAGGGCACAGGAATTGGCAGCACAAAAATTTGGAGAATGAAATGAAAATCAGAGACATTGCAGAAGCTGCTTTGTGTTTTGCCATCTTTGCTGGCTGGGGCGTCATGTTGGCGCTGGGGGTCTGACATGAACACAAAGCGAACAGAACCCACACAGCCCCTGTTGCAGGGCAGGCCATACACACCGGCTGCAGCCACCGACATCACCAAAACCTGGCTGCGCCATGGCTGGCAGCCGCCATGCAGGCAAAGCCAAGAGGAAACCAAGGTGCGTCTGAACCCCATGGGGGTGCCAGCATGAGCCAGACCACAGAGATCCTTGACATGCTCAAGCGCGGCCCTGTCACGGCCATGGACGCCCTGCAAAAGGCTGGCTGCTTTCGCTTGGCCGCACGCATCGCAGACCTGCGCCAGGCTGGCCACCACATTGAGACCGAGACCATTGAAGTCAACGGCAAGCACATCGCCCAATACACACTGAAGGAAAAAACATGGCTGGCAAACTGACCGACGACCGCGAGATGTCCGCATCCCGCCTGCCTGGCCTCATGGGGTTCAGCAAGTACAGCACGCCCAATGATGAGCTGCAGTACAGCATCAACGCCATCGACGGCAAGGAGCGCCCCGACATTGGCAACGAAGCGATGGGCTGGGGCAACACCCTTGAGCCGGTGATCTTGTCCGAGGCCTGCGTGCGGCTTGGCATCACCGGGGACTTCAACATTGACAAGCCATACAAGCACCATGAGATCGCGCTGCAGTGCAGCCTGGACGGCATCGGCTTTGGCGAGGGCCAGGAGATCACCGCCGACCCAGACAAGGGAATATTTGTTGTTGGCCAGGACAGTATCGTGCTGGACGGTCCTGGCGTGCTGGAGGCCAAGCTGACCAAGACCATGCCGGAAGAGACACCGCATCTGGCGCGTGGTCCGATCCAGCTGCAGGGCCAGATGCTGGTCACTGGCCACAAGTGGGGCTGCGTGTGCGTGCTGTATCAGGGCATTGAGCTGCGCGTGTTCTTGTTTGCCCCACACAAGCAGACCCAGGACGCCATTGTCAAAGCCGTGGGTGAGTTCCAGGCCAAGCTGGACACATACGTCAAGGACGGCGCGATTGACTGGTATCCCCCGATCACCAGCAAGGAGCTGGATCGCATCTACCCTGCGGCTGCAGACAAGAGCGAGGCACAGCTGTCGCCAGAAGCTGAGCAGTGGGCTGGCGTCCTGCTGCAGGCCAAGGAAGACATCCGCGAGGCGGAGAAGACCATCGACCTGGCCGAGCGCAAGCTCAAGGAAATGATGGGCCAGAGCGAGATCGGAAGGGCTGGCAACGTGGTCATTAAGTGGCCCATGCGCCACTACAAAGCGCAGCCCGAGCGCCTGGTGGCTGCGAAAGAAGCCTACAGCGTGCGCCAGTCCAGCCTGTCTGTGAAGGAGCTGCCGTGAACATAGACCACCCAGCCATTGCGCCACGGTATGAGGCAGCTGTCGTGGCGCTGCTCAACGCCATCAACGCACCCAAGCGCACAGAGATAGCCGAAGACCAGGCCGAGGCATTCGTCGAAGCCATGGCCGATCTGATCATCACCACCCTTAAAACTTACGTCGAGGAAAACCATGACCGCACTGACCACCACTAACCGCCAGGGCTTTGCCCCGGCCACCATCACCGAAGCCATGGAGTTCAGCAAGATGCTGGCCGACTCCACCATGGTGCCCCGAGCCTATCAGGGTAAACCCCAAGACATCATGGTCTGCGTGCAATGGGGATATGAGATCGGCCTGGCACCCATGCAGGCGCTGCAGAACATTGCCGTGATCAACGGCAAGCCCAGCGTGTACGGTGACGCAGCCATGGCGCTGGTGCAGGCCAGCCCCGTGTGCGAAGACGTCGAGGAATACTTTGAGGCCGAGGGCACGCCAAACCCGGTGGCCGTGTGCGTGGCCAAGCGCAAGGGCCGCAAGCCCGTGGTGGCCAAGTTCTCAGTTGAGGACGCCAAGCGAGCTGGCCTGTGGGGCAAGCAAGGCCCGTGGCAGGCATACCCCAAGCGCATGATGCAGATGCGTGCTCGCGGCTTTGCTTTGCGCGATGCGTTCCCTGACGTGCTCAAGGGTCTGATCACAGCCGAGGAGGCCCAGGATTACCCGGACGAAGCCAAGCCACGCCAGGCCAAGGACATCACGCCGCGCAACCCTCTGGATGTGATTGCACCGCCAGAGATCCCAGCCATTACCAGCGAGCCAGCCACAATTCATGCCGCCTTTGAAGCCGACCAGGAGGCCGAGGCCGTCAACGCTCTGGTGGCCGAAGCCACTGCAGCCGACATTGAGATCGTTGATATCCCCGAGGTTGCTGTCGCGCATGAGACAGTAAGTGTTGCGCCTGAGCAACAGTCTGAGCCAGTGGTCGCCGACGGGTTTGCGTTGCTGCTGCCTGGCAAAGACAAGCCAGCGAGCGTGCATGCCAGCCTGGATGAGTGGCAAGACGCCTATGAGGGCATGGCGGACAAGGTGGCCACATCAGGCAAGGTGCCAGCTCGTGACCGCATGACCAAGCTGCGCGAGCTCAAGGAGGCCAATGAAGACACCATCAAGCGGGTCGACATGGTCAAGCGCATCAGGCACACAGCCAACTACCAGAAGCGCCTGAAGGCTTTGGGCGCAGCTCAGTAACCCAGCGAGGCCAGGACTGCTTTGTATCGCTTCTCGCGGTCGGGCAGTCCGATGGTGCCGCCGTTGATCTTCTTGGTCAGACCCACGAAGTCGTCAGCGTCTGCCAGTGGCCCGCACTTGTTGACCGACCAGAACCAGGCTGCTGACAGCGATGCCCACTCAGGCTCAAGCAGCAGGTCAGGGTTGGCGGCCAGGTCAACGCCGAGCGCTTTGCCGCAGCGGGTCACATTGTCACGGCCCGTCAGTTGCTTTAGCCCGCGACCGCGCATCAGCCACCCATCACCAGACTCTGGCGGCCCGTTGCCCATGCGGCTGGCATACACCACATTGGCGATGGCCTCTGGCTTGCGCTCCAGCGCCAGCGCAAACTTGTTTGGCGTCAGCTTGCCCTGCTTGTCTTTGACCGGCTTGCCGTCTTGGCCAAGCACAGCAAAGCGCTTTGGCCAGCAGGCGGCCATGGTGGCTGCGCGGTAGTTCAGATTCTCCACCAGCATGGTGTAGCCGCCCGACTCATGCGCTGTTTGCGCCAGCCAGGCTGCCACCTGGCGCTCGGTGTTGATCCCAAACCTGGCCAAGGCTGCCTGCACATGGGGCAGCCAGCGCTCGGCCACGTCGCGCTTGATCCCGGCAGCCAGCAGCTGGTCAATGCCTGGCGTCATTTTTTGTCCTTCATGCGGCTACCCTGCGAGCTGCCCAGCAAGAACGCAAACATGCTGGTCACGATCGTGCCCATGACGTAGCCCAGAATAGTGTCAGCGTACCGGGTGCCAGACTCAGGGATCGGTGCCCAGATCAGCGAGGGGATAAAGCCCACCGCGAACAGCGACCAGAAGGCAATAAAGATGTAAACGAAGCGACGCACCAGTGGGTCTTCTGACTCCATGGCTTTGAGCTGCATGTCGGTCGCACGCTGGCGGGACTTCTCGTCCAGCTCGGCCATGAACTCCTCATGCTTCATGGCCTCGGCCTTGAGCTTGTCGTTGTAGGCAGCGTCAGCCTGGCCCTCGGGCTTCAGCTCAATGCCCAGCTTGTCTTGCACGGCGTCCACACCCTTCTCAATCACGGCGTCTGCAACTTTGTGCATGCCGTTGCTGATCAGGTTGGACACGATTGACGCGACTATTGGCAGCATGTCATGCCTCCTTTTTCTCTTCGGGTTTTGGTGGCTCTTCCTTGGGCGGCATCATGTCCTTGATGGCATCCTTGCCCTTAATCGCCAGCAGCGTGCCAAGCGAGCCCAAGATGTATTTGCTCATGTCAGAAAGCAGAAAGAAAAACTGCTTGTCGGCTGGCGCGATGCCGCTCATGGGCTGGGTCACAAACACCAGCGAATACAGGGACAGCCCCACCATGGCCTTGATCGTCACGCAGAAGCTGACAGCAATGGTCAGCTTGATCTTTGATTCAACGTGGTCGGGATTCCAGCTCATCGCACTTCACCTTTCATGTCATCGGGTTTCATCAGTTGGTCAGGGCATGTCTGTGTGATGGCGCAGTCAGGCCGCTGGCAGAATGGCTTGTCCCAATTCGACTTGTCCATGCAGGGATAGCGGAAGCGATCATCGCATCCAGCCATCAGCACCAACAGACAAACAAAAATCAGTTTCATATTCCCAGCTTTCCAAGTATCGCTTCAATGATGCGGTCAGCCAGCTCGGTTGGCAAGTATGGCAACAGGCTGAACAAAAACCACCCGATCCACAGCTTGCAAGAGATCGTCAGCCATGTCGCCAGGTTTTTCCAGAACTGATCCCACACATCACCTCCAGCACTTAGGCATTCCAGCTCTGCACTTTTCTATCAGTTCAAAGAATCCCCAAGCAAAGAAAATAATCAGCACAGTGGCGATGCCGATGGCGATCAGCACCTCGTTGATCTCTTGCTGCCTGATCTGGCGCTTGCGCTCGCGGATTTTCTCACGCTGAGCCTCGGCCTTGTCCTCGGCATCCATCTGGGCAACACGCTGCATGATGTTGTTCCAGACGTCCATGTTATTGGTGCTGAAAAACAGCCCCTTTAGCTGCTCCTCAAAATCCTTCTGCGCCTTGATGGCCAGCTCAATCTCAATGGCCTTGCCCATGTTGGAGCCGCCTGCCTTCTTGGCTTGGCGTGCTGCCTTCGTGGCCGTGTGCTTGGCGTCGAAATACTTTCCGATCAGCGGCCCAAGGCTGGCCACGTCATCAACAGTTGCCGATGCCTTTTTGATGAGCGCGACGGCGGAGTTAACCGCTGCCAGCGCGCTGATCGGGTCAATCATGCTCAGCCCTTGTTCATCATCTGCACAAGCATGATGATTATGCTGGCGAACCCGGCGATAACCGAGCACCCAGCGCCAATCATCAGGGTCTCAATGCGTTTGAGCCTGGCGTTGCTGCTGCGGAACTGAAGTTCAATGTTTTGATAACGCAGCGCGCAGACTTGCTCATGCGTGTCCAAGCGCTGATCTGTTGCCGTGGCCATACTGCACCCCTGCTGTTACTGAGAGCTGGCTGGCTCTTCGGGTTTTGCCTGCTGAGCTTCTGCCTGAGTTTTAATTTTCTGCATAAGTGGCCATGCGTTGCTCTGGGTTGGCAAGTTGCCAAGCACAGCCAGCAAAAAGCCAACTTCGTCAGGCGTGAATTTCAGTTCTGTCTCGCTCATGCTTGCCCCCATGG